GTGTTTACAATCCCTGTATATTGTGTTATAATAAAAGAGTCACTTATGTTGAGGGTGGAGAATGCAATATCATAATCTCCAAATATTTCATATCCAAACTCTTGACACATAGGATCCATATCGGTAGATTCTATATTCATTTGTGAATCAGACCATTGCTTACGTAGTTGATAAGCCATCATACCATACCAACCACCTAATACTAATAATTTACCGGCGTCGTGATTATATAATTCATAAAACTTTTTTGCGAGATGTTCTTTTCCAATCCAATGATTGTGATCCATAGAATGAGATAAATCTTTAATTCGATAAAGATCATCTACACCGTACATAGATTCATTATATATTTTCTCGCTGAGTTTTATAGTACGGTATAATATCTCCGAATTGTACATCTAATTCCTCAAACGATACAATAGCTGCATCTTTTATATTCTTTTCGTGTTTCATAGATCGTACGAAGTCACGTTTAAATGTTTTCATCTTTATATCTTCATGAGCCAGGAATCTATCCATACCTCCTGAATATTTTCTCATAAAATAATCTCGTAAACCATGGTTATTAAAATGATTCCATATTTCAAAGTGACTAAGTGCTTTCCATGCCATTACTGAACTATGTATAGTTACATCATAACTAGATAATCTACCATATCTTTTTTTATCTTTTTTCCATGGCGCTGGACATACATGTAACGTATCCCAGTCATGGTCAGTAAACCGTGTAAAGATACAGTCTTGCACAAACGTATCTAAATCCAAGTAAATATTATAATGGCCTTCTCTTACATAAGGCATAGAAGGATCAAAGAGGCGTAGTTTATTCCACACACCTTTTAATGTAGGATCTGTTTTTGCAGGAATGACTTCGATACCAGTTGTTAATCCTTCTGGATCATCGGTATAACAATAAAATTTAAACCAGCCAGATAAATAATATCCTCTTGCATGATAACTAATTTCTCTAAAAAGTCTATTAACAAATCGTGAATCGTACTTGTTACCAAACTTAACTGTGATTATGTTGAATATCATTGTATACTGCAAATAATTCAGGAATGCTTTTTGCTTTCCTTACTTTCATTTTTATTTCACGGTCTTGATTATTTTTAACTTCGGGTAAATTAAAAATAGCTAATTTAGTTTTAAAAACCATATCTTCATTTTTAAAATTATCTATAATATATTCAGCAACCTTTTCAGGCGTATATTTTATAGGAACAGAAGGCTTATTAAATTTACTTAATAAATCTGTTTTAACTTCCTGTTGAATAATGCCAATCTGACTTTCTTTATACGCATCAGCTTCTTTATATCTTTGTTCTACTTGCTGATCTAATTCTTTTTGAAGAATAGTTAATTGTTTTTCTCTATACGCATCAACATCAGCAAATCCTTCAGCAATACGTCTTTCTACTTGTTCGTCAACTTCAGCTTGTAATATCTTTAGTTGTTCTTCTTTATATGCTTCGACTTCTAAATATTTTTTCTTAACTTGTTTCTCAACTTGGCGATCGACTTCGGCCTGAACACCTTCATACTCTTTATCAATTACTGCTTGAACGCCTTCATATCCTTCTTGTACTCTGCGCTCTACTTGCGCATCAGCTTCAGACTGAAATGTTTCTAATTGTTGTTCTCTGTATTTCTCAAAGATCTTATAACGCTCTTCATCTTGTTTATCTAAATCCTTCTGAGCATTTATAACCCATTCATCAAACATCCTTTTTGCATGATTAAGAATATTATCGTTTTTAGCCTGTGTAAGATTTTCATAATATTTTTGCGTATTGTCTTGAATATCTTCGATAGAATATTCTTCAATCAAATCAAGAAAATCTTGATTATCGTAATTTAATTCTACAATGTAATGAGATAATGTTTTTGAATCTGCTTTTTGTTTATATAAAACTTCTATTGTTTTTTCATTACGATCAACAAATTTTACAGACTCTATTTTATTTGAAAACAGTGCCATAATAAACCTTTCACTATTGTAATCCAACTCCTAAATATCTTGTTGTTTGTACGGTTGCTACTCCGTCTGGAACACTTTGTGCATAATATACAGTCGCATTAGGATTAGGAGCATTTTGATCTTGCCTAATAATTTGTGCCGAAGCATATGAATCGGTTATACCTGTACCTCTTGTATTATAACTTATTCCACCTAAAAATGCAGATGATCCGTACTGATAACGTAACGCAATATTTTGCGATGCGCCTTGCGCGGCCCAATATTGAACTAAATGTAACATCATCTCTTCAAATACAGTTTTAGGAATAGTTTTAAAATTTTGATTATCTATTATTACTGCAGGTAAAGTATATGCAAATTCAGAAGGAGCATTAATTCTATGTAAATAATAATCAATAGTTGATGAATTTTCTGGTTGATCTACAACTTCTGGTAAACTACCGCTTTGAAATGCTGTAATGTCTGCAATAGTATCTTTTGCAATAGCATCACCGCTTACTAAAGTAGCATCTGTTTCAGACGTGTTTGTAGAAATAAAATATGTTCCTCCAGCTGCTTCTGGAGTTAATGTAGTACCAGACAAAGATTGTAATGCTGGCTTAATAAATGTATCAACCATATCTTGCCAACCAGCAGCTTTGACATATCCACTTGCATCATTATAAAATATAGGATAAGAAAGACCAGTGTATGCGCTACCAGCTCTATTTTTATATGGAAACGGATAACGCCATACCATATTTAAAAGTGTTTCGTCATATGCAACTGCTTTATATGAAACCGAGCCAGGAGTTGGAAATGGAAATGATGCGGTTGCAGCTTCACTAGCTTGTAATCGATTATCAGTTATCGTGGAAAGTTTATATTGCCAACCTGTTCCATCATCAGGTCCAGAAGTCACGGATAACACTATTCCTGGATCATTAGCATATAATCTTATTACTTCATTAATGATTAATTGAACTTCTGCAGAAGTCATCTCCTGCAGATCCCCACTAGGTTCGTTAATTTTGAGGGGCCTTATGACAGCCATGTTTAAGCTCCTGCGCCATGCAACGTCTTTAAAAGAGTTCCCGCCGAATCATAAACTTGTAGGCTTTCAACTGATAAAAGCTGATCTTGACCGATTGCATCATTAGCCATTTTAGATAATGTGACAGAAGAATCTGCAAGCTCTGAAGTATCAACTGGAAATTGACCACCAATAAGATTTATAATTTGCGCAGAATCTAAAAAACTTAAACCAGCTAATGTAGTAGTATTACTACTAACTTCGGTATGTAATTCGTTAATTGCTTGTACAAGATCTGAATCCCCGCCAGTGGCAAGGTTAGCTAAGTCACCAATTTTATAACTAATCTCGTTTGTTTTTTCTCGCCATGTATTAACTAAATCATTTAGATCTACAAAGGTTCTAGCCATTTTTTTCCACCAATTGTTTTAATAAGGATTTTATGTCAGACATATCTTCCTTCATTTCTTGTACGTCTTCTTTCACTCTTTCAAATTCTAAAGCTCGTTTTTTTCTTTCAGCCTTTAGCGCTCTCGCCTTTTCTATACCAGGAAGGTCAGTATTTAATATCGCATTTGTATTTGGATCTCTGAATAAATTTTGAGATCCTTCTACTTTCATAAATTTTCTTTCCATTATACAGCCAATGCTATCACACGCAAATCTTTAAACTGAGGAACTCTAGCATTATTTGAACTTCTCATTACAAATTTAAGTATAAACCTGTTAAATGGTACAGATAATCCTCCTGGTCCACCAACTATATATTCGTAATCTCGGAATATACCAGGGTTTTCATCTGATGGTAAAATTCGCTCTTTTGGAACTTCTACCCAGTTTGTTTCGTCAAACGATGCATCATCACTGATTGCTTTATAATAGACATCAAAATCTGCAACAGAAGGTCTATTGGCAGCAAGAATAATTTTTAAACCAACAGCACTTGCTGCTAATGTCACAGGTCTTGTAATATGTTTAGATAGATGAGTACCACCAGTTTTATCTGTCTCTACAACAAGATTTATCGGAGTATTAATATTGTTTAAGCTGGATCCATTTGAATCTTGGTTATCAATTCTATTATGTGTTAGCCATAATGAAGATCTTTGCATATCAAGTACAGGAGAAACATAAGCAGAGGTAGTTGTCATATTAACTTTAATAGTTGATGACTTTTCACCTGCAGCTAAATTCAATGTTTCAATTGCATCATTAGCTACAACTCTAGGAGAAGAGAAGAAATTATTTTCTCTTAATACAAGAGTTGAAAAGTCTGCTTCTTGACTATAAGGCGTTTCTGCTCCAGCATTTGATTTACCAGAAATAAATTTACCACTAACTTCTATTTTTGTTGATTGTGGTAAGTTTGTTTCAATATATGGGAATACACTTTCAAAAGAATAGTTTTGAGAATTTGTAATTACAGTTCCACCGATTGAAAGAGAAGCTGAAGCTGCAGAATCAGCAGCAAACGTAATGGTATCATTATCAGCACTATCAATTGTTCGTGTACCAATAATCGAAGATCCCTTAACTCCGGCATATGTAGTCGATGAATCAAATCCTGAAATGACCACATTATCGCCAGGGACAAAACCATGATCAGCATGTCTCATTACCATACGAGTAGCACCATTTGTTGTACTAATAGGATCAGCATTAAGTAATCTCGTAGGTACACTAGCGTTTCTAAGTATAGCATTTGAAGTAGCAGTACTAAAATCGGCTCTATATAATTTAAACATTAGGTCTTTTGTTTGATCAGGAGACCATGTTGTAGTATTTTGTGATTTAAATAATGAGCCTAATGTTGGCTGAGATGTAATACGTTTTTCTGTAGAATTTAAAATAAATTGTTCAGTTTCTGCAATATAAACGTTATAGTTATCTGTCTCAGCAACAAGAACAACTGCATATTCTTCGTATGGAAGTAAAAAGACAGGCTCTTCGAACTCAAATGTAGTTGCAGCAGTCGCATCAGCAGAAGTAGTTACGGCTGACGGTGATTTAAATACACGAGAACCAGGTATAGTTTCAGTTGCAGAAGGACTACCATTTACCATTGGTCTTAATTCTAATGATACTGGAATAGTATCATCTTTTGTTTGGAAGAATATATCAACCTTACTTAAGAAAACACCGTCCTGATCTGGAATAAAGAATGATTGAGCTAATGGATCTCTTTGTCGTACAGTTCGTGGAGGATTTGTGACAACGTTATTAACACGTCTTTCTCCAGTAACCACATTCCAAGTATTAACGTTTGCTGTACCTCTAGCTGTTCTAGATGAAGCAGAAGACGAAGAAGTCGTACCAGTTACAATATTTCTAACTCGTGTAGATTGAATCGTTCGCTGTCTAGTTTCAAGAGCACCACTTGAAGTAAACGCAGCTACTCCAATAGAAGTTGCGGCATCTTCATTATCTGATGTAATGTCTAAAAGTTTTAATTCTCTTGTACCTGTTCTAAATCTTAATCCACTTACATTTGGAATAAAAAATTCACCTTCTACAACCCCTTCAGCATTTGTAAATAGCGAAGTCGCTCCATCAGGATGTCCACTATTTCTATCGTATCTGTTTCCAACTTCGTTATTGGTTGTAGCAACTCGTGTAAATGTATCTGATTTGACCCAGTTATCTACAGCAACTCCATCAAAGAATGGAAATACTCGAGTATTCGGTTTCATACCTTGACATTTAAAACTTACACGCCGTGATCTCATAAATGGAATCATTGCCACATCTATAACTCTATTTCCTACAACACTTCGAATTGTAGAAAATGACGCAACTCTTGCGGTTGCACTAGTGGTTGTAGTTGTAGTTGTGGTAATAGTATCTGTACGATCCCATGATCCTCTCCAGTTACCTGAAGAAGAAACAACCCCACTATTAACTTGATTTTGAGAAGTGCTAGTAGAAGAAGAACTTCCAAGAGTTTGAGATCGAGTAGTACCAACCGTAGATCCTGCCCAGTTCCACTGAGAGTTATTAAATAGTTGTGATTGATTTCCAGTAAATTGGTTTATTGTTCCACCACCAACAATAACATCTGCGGCTTGTCTTGTTTCTCTCCACTCATCAGATGCTGGTGATAATTCCATCGCACCCATATTTGTAATAACAGAGAATGGATTAATGTTCATAACGCCTGAAACTTGAGGTTGATCAACATATACTACATGATTAAATTTCTTATATACATTATCTCCTTTCAGAACCGTATTGGTAGAAAGATCTGAGTCATATATAAGTCTTATAGCTTCTTCTGAAAATGAAGGTCTTAGTAATTGTGATTGTGGATCTATAGCTGCTCTATATTCGTTACTAAATGCACTAGATCCTAACTGATCTTTAAATCCATCAACGAGGAATCCAGCTTTAATTCTGTCATTTCCTGTAGAATCAAATACGTTAAAGTTAGATAATCCTGTTTCAATTAACGATAATGCGGTAAGCTCAAATAAATTATCTACTTTTTGAGATATACTACCAATATCATCCATAGTAAACAGTTTTGTTTCATATGGTGCCAAGTCTGCATCAGAATCACTCTTTGTAAAACTTTGTAATTTTACGTCAACGAGTAAAAGATCTCCGTCTGGCTTAATTGGAAATTGCGGTTCAAGTGCAGATGTACCAAGTAAGACTTTAATATTACCATCTTTGTCAAGTACGATTTTATCATATCTTGGAAGATAATATTCAACATCAGTTGTAATCAAATCAGTATTAGTTGGTAATTCGTTAATACGTGCAGTACCACCTGTAAAGTCTGAATCGCCGTCAGTTTTACGTGGTCTAAAATCTAACACGTCATGTAAAAATACTTTTGTTCCATCGTTTAATGTATGAGATGGAATGTCTTTATAATCTACCTGACCGGTATATGAGTTAACTGCAAAGAAATCTCCAGAAGCACCATGTGTAAAATATCTAAACTTAGCATATACATTACCACTTGGTGCAGCTTTATCACCTTTTAGAATTAATCGTGCAGGAGAATACCAGTTATCTCTTTGACCGTTATCAACAATGAAATCATTAATTAAATCTGCGCCGTCTGAATCTGAATCACGGAGACGATCAAGCTTAAATAAATCTGGTTTTTGTAGAGGTATAAATGCTGTACCACTTCCATCAGATTCTATAGCTCGTGTAACAGTAGTTTCGACAAGAGTTTTTGTACGTACACTACCAGCAGCTTTATTCACCTTTGCGATGATTTCAATATTAGAACTTGTTGGACCACCACTAATTGTTGCAGCCTGAGTACCAGCACCAGTAATTGTTGGAGTAATAACCGAACCAGATGAGTCGACAACAACAATCCAATCATTTACACTACCAAATGTTTCACCAGTAGCTGTTAGTGTTAAAGTAGCAGCACCTGAAGGATCGAGCGATGCGTTAAAACCACGATATACTTCTAATGATATATCTGATAGAGTTTTTGGTCTTTGGAATGGTAAGTCAAAGAATAAGTTATTATTACCAACATCTCTTAATATCGCATTGCCATTATCTAAAACTAAGTTTGCATAATCAAAGGTACTACCACCAATAGATTTAACATTTGCAAAAGATTGTCCAGCATTCATTACAACATCAAAGATATAAAATCTATAATATGAACCATCTTCTTCTACAGCGCGAATACGACATGTACCAATAGTTGAACCACCGTGATCAACCGCAGAACGTAAGTTTCTATTTTGAAACACGTTAATATTTGGCAAACCTTTAAGGTCGGTAACTGTAATATAATTACCATAACTTGCTGGTGATACTTCATTATTATTTGTTTGAGTATCTCGTGCTTTTGGAATACGTAAACGTGTTGGGAATGTTTTTTCTATTCTATAACCTGATACGTATGCTAATCCTTCAGATACAGTCGCAATAAGATTTGCATCATTAGAATCGTCTTCATAATTTACAATAAAAGGATTGATAAAGAAATCGCCGTTAATATCTGCTGTACGCTTGGCCATTCTATCTTCAATTCGTGCATATGCATCATCACCAGTTACAACATCAAATACAACACCATTTCTTATTCTTGCATAGTAAACAAAATTTTGATCTGAATCTACATCCGCTTGTTCAATAAGCGTCATTTTAATTCTATAACGATCAGCACCTGGAGCAGAAGTATTTGGTGTTGCGCCTTGGTTATCGTAAAGAAGTTCGGAATCCGCAGCAGTCACAATATCTTGAGTTACTAAAAATCCTACAGTCGCATCAGGTTGTTGACCATATTTACTTAGTATGATAGATTGTTTTTCACAAAATACAAAATGACCTTGTGTAAAAAAATCACCACGTTCTACCGAAAATCTTGTACCAAATCCTGTAGCAGGGTTTGCAGTTGTATTTGTAGTCTGAACTGTTAATGTTACACCTGAATTTGTACCAACTATATCTTCACCAGGTGTCATAACATTTGGCGAAGTAAACGAAGAAGCCGATAATGTGTCTACATATGCAACATAAATTGTTGCAGGATCGGTTGCCGTTGCATCAACGACTTCTAAAATTTTAGCTTTAAATGCTGAGCTTTGACCAGTAAATTCATCGCCAACTATAAGAGACGTATCTGAAGGCAAGTTGTTTGTGGTTGTATTAAGCTTAATAAATTCGTAACGAGTATTAATACTTGGTCCACCAGGATTAACTGATGCACCTTCTTTAAAGATATTACGAGCAAATCTTTCAACTTCTTTTTGTTGTATCGTTTGAGCCTGGGTTAATTCTCTTGCCTGCAGAGCACGGCCAGAATTAAACAGAATTCTATGATAGTTATTACTGTCTTTATAATCGTCTTTATACGTATCCGCAAAGACTTTTTCCGTAAATTTTGTCGCCATTTAAATACTCTACAGTTGAATTATAACTTTAATATCTTCGGTTTGTGCAGGATCTCTTTCAATCGCCGCTCTATTATCAATGTACAAAAGTGTACCAGAAAGCGCGCTAACTGTTCCATCTATGTAAGCTAAAGTATCACCATCGACTGAAGCAGAATCTAAAATACCTTCACCATTACCATCTGTTTCTGTAACAGTTTCTCCTTCGATGAAAGAAAGAAAGCCAGTAGAATCAGTTTGATGATACCACACATAGCTTGAATCTGCATTATCAATATATGCTTTTGCAGCAGATGTAGATCCTTGAATTGTTTTATCTTCACTAAAATTTTGCGCAATAGAACCAAACTTAAGTTTTCTTAAAACATTTGCTGCAGGCCCTTCAAAATCTGAATCTGCAGAATCTGGACCAACTTTTGGATCTTTAATTATTCCTACTTGTCTAAAATCATTACTTGTTATGAATGAATTTGTTTCATCGCCAATTAACTGAGTGTTGAACATAATAGCGGTTGAACGAAGATCATCTCTTGGATCTCCACCCATTCCTAACGGTGTTGATAAAACAGCACGTGCATGCGCACCTGATCCACCTCCCCCTGAGAAAACAACTGACGCATAATCGTATCCAGCGCCAAAAGATTTTCCAGCACCAGAATCATTCATCTCAACTTTCACGATTGTTCCGTTATACACGGTAGCAGTTGCACCAGGAGATTTTGTTCCGTTACCAGTAAATGTAATAGTTGGAGCAGATGTATATCCTGTTCCACCATTATCTAATTTTACTCCAATAACTTGACCTTTTACAGCGGCATCTTGAATCGCTTTTTGTTCTTGTTCTAACGCAGGATCTGACGCATCCGCTGAGTCAATGAATTGTACAGGAATATAATTAGCTGATGTAAACTTTGTTGATCGCAAAGCTGTTTGTCCATATAAAAATTTCCATACGTAACCGTCTGCAGTTGTAATAGGATTTACAGAAGCTCCAGTTGGTTTCACGGTTGATGAAACCGCTGCTCCTGTATTATCTTTACCCTGTTGTAAACAAATATAAACAGAAAGTTCGTCAGTCATAACATAATAAGCGTTTGTTGGATAACCTTGAGTATGATCGTCATACGAAGCATAGATTGTACCAGAAGACCAGTTATTACGAGGAATCACGTATGAAACATCTTCACCTTTTTTCATAGCTTGTAAATTTAGACGAAAATCTCTTTCTTCTTTTGCAGTATTTAATGGAGTAGGAGCAACGTCTGTAGCATTCCAATCATTGGATCTACCAATACCAATATAGTACGTAGCCGCAGAATCTACAACGTTTGTAAAAATATCATTTAAGACTTGTCTTTTAAATTTATCTGTAATAATTGCAACCATTTTAGATTCCCTAGCTCACTGTTCCGCCGTAATTACTGACCAATTGCCAATTTGTTCCATCCCATATCATTGTACATCCTTCATTATTATCTAAAGCAATACTAGTTCCTGGTCCAAAACTAGCAGGTGTAATTGTCGCCGCACCAGCGTTCTTATTTGTAAATAGTTTATATTCTCCAACTGTTGTACCATTGGCCACAGTTATTGTGATTGGTGTCGCAGAGTTTCCAACAACATATGATTTACTTGTATCAGCTGCTCCTGTAGCCGTAATCACATCAGAAGAATAAGCTGCCTTTTCAATTTCTACGGATCCTGTTCCCTTACCGGCTAAGTTTAAATTAAAATTAGGATCTGAACCATGAGCAGATAAAACTGGATTAGCGCCAGTCGCGGCATTTTGTATATCAATATGATTAACGGCATTTGCGGCTGGAGTAATTCCAATAACCTCAGAACCGTTTATATCTGAAATGTGTCCACTAACAATCGGTTCAGTTAACGTAGAACTTGTCAGAGTTTTATTTGTAAGAGTTTGCGTGACACCAGTTAGACTTAATGTATCACTGTCAGATAATGCCGGTATATTAATATTATGATTCGCAGTCAATGAACCCGCAATAAAAATATAAGAGTGCGAAGCATCGTTATCTAATATTTTAACTCCACCTAAAGTTGGCAGCGTTAAAGTTTTATTTGTAAGAGTCTGCGTAGCAGAATCAAGTATAACATTACCTGATGCATTTGGTAAATTAATAACATGATCGGCCGTAGGATCAATTGCTTTCAAAACTGTTTCGTTTAAATCAGCTGTAGTTCCTTCAAAAGATATACCACCTTCAGCTGCAGCAATTGCACCAACTAAAGTATTACTATCTCCACCGAGTTTTTGATAAAGCTCGACAAAATTTTCATTAATTTTCTGGCCCGCTTGACGTAATGTATCACCACTTCCGTCATTGGCATACGTGCCGGTCGATATGTTTTGACGAGTCATTATTACCTCTAATTTATTTTATCTATTTATACTACTTTATCGAAGTGTCCTGCGGTTATCGCTAAAGGACCTTCCATTTTAAATTCAGCTGGATATGGAGTATTTATAGGTATCGTGGCAGCGTATAATACCCTACGATCTGCGCCTTGCAACGCATTATAGTCACTTGACCAACTACCGCCAGCCGTTGTAACTTCAGTTCCTTCGTACATATCAGAACTTGGTTGTTCGTCTACACTTGTTTGAATCCAATTACGAAGATTCTCGTATGTCCAACTTCTATTGAATTGCATAACCACGGCTATGAGACCTGCGCCTACTGGACACGCTGCACTTGTTCCACTAAACCTTGTATCTCTGCACGCAGATATAGCAGTTAAGTCAGCATATTCACCATCACTTCTACTTGTATCAGTTCCGTAGGTTGCATCTGGACAAGCTGCTAATGTTCCATCACCAGGAGCAAAAAAGTCAATTGCATTTCCACAATCACTATAATTTACTTTTCTATCTTGATCATAACTATTAGTCATATCATCATCTAAACAGCCAACGTTAATAGCTGGAAATTTAACAGTAGTATTTCCTTGAGATGTTTCACTTACAGTTTTTCCTATATGTTGTGGAAATCCTCTACGATTAGTTGATCCTGTTACGCTATAACCAAATTCTGAAAATGTATCTTGATAGAATGTATTTGTATTGTTATTTGATATACGATTATCATAGTTAGGATGATCAGGATTGTATTGTGGCTGATTGCTATTTCCTGCTGCCATTACACATATAACTCCGGCTTGAGTTAATTCATCTCCAGCCTGCGTCATACTATTGTCATACATTTCTGATTTCCAACGGCCTCCGTCACCTGTTGCACCTAACCAACTAATATAGTTTGGCTCATTAGACGTTCCACTATAAGATACAGCTCCATCTGATCTAAAATAATAATAAGTTCCACTTTTAGTACTTGATCTAAATCCCCAGCTATTTGAACTAACTGTGGGGTCTCTTGTTCCAAAAATAGGATTTACAGGTTTATATGTGTGAAATATTTTCTGTACGTCAAAACCTATTTCAAAACTACCTACATTATAACCAGATCCGTACAGATTTAAATGCCATTTATTACAATTATATGCCCATCCGTGTGTACGTCCATATATTAAACTAGCGCATTGAGTACCGTGATCTGCATCATATGCTAATGTTGATGGAGAACCATGAACATTATTTCGTGTGTAGGCCGTCGATACTAATATATTTCCAAATGATGCAAAAGAACTACTACGTTGAGTTGAATCTCTCCACCAAGCCTGAGCGGCAGATTCAGTTGGTACAACTGTCCCATCCCATCTTGTTTCTAATCTATTATCGGGATCTGCGTCAAACCAATCTGGATCGATATAATAAGGACCATCAAGAACTACATCTAATACATCACAATATCCTGATCGATCTAAAACATTTCCAGGCTTATAGTCGACTGGATTCACTGCATTGTTTACACCTTTATTAATAAATTCAGAATGTGCAATCCATGTACCATTATCTGCACATATCACATCTACATTTTCACCAGCACCTTGTTGTTGTACTTTAGAGCTTATTGTGTTTCCTTCATCTGTTGAAGATGTTTTCCAAGGATTTTGTTTTGTTTGCATTCGATATAATGCAGTAGTTCGATTTATGGTTGGTTCCGCATTTGAAAACGATGATCTAATAGAACCAAATGCATCGGTCCAAGACTGATAATTATTGTATGGAGTATCCCATCGATCTTTTGCCGTTCCCCATATTTGATTTTTTAATTCATCAGGAGGTGGCATATATGTTTCAGGATAACGATTATAGCTTTCATTAATTATCTTAACTCGATCATCAGACTTTAATGCATTTGCTTCATCTTCTGTTAAAGAAAATTCACCACGAGTATCACTATGTTCTCTTCCATCAGTAAGATCAACAACTCTGTCTGGTATTGTTTCAGGAGTTGAATCGGATGTCATAAGCTCTGCGCTTATTTCATCATACTGTTCCTTCGTATATGTGGTTACTACGTAATACTTTTCGCTCATCTTATCACACTATGTTTATTGTGTTACCCATACCCGAGTGTGCTGTACATTGATAATACAATGTAGAGGGTGCACCCATCGGCACTTTAAATACAACTGTTCCTACAGCTTGTGTATTTCCTGTTACACCATCAGCATATGCAGATCCACCATTACTTGTTCGTATTTGAAATGGATGGCCGGAAGCATTAACAACAAAATAATACGTTTCGCCTCTTCGTAAATAAAGAACAGGATCATTAGTAGTAGAAGTAAACCAATGATTCTCAGGATCAGAGAATGTATAGTCACTTGCTCCGCTATTTCCAACGTTAAATACATGTGATCCTTTAGTCATTGGATGCCATGCACTATGTTCATAGATTTCCATTTGATTATTTGTTGTATTGTAAATGATTTCACCATTAGATGCTGATAATGCATTACGTTCACTGGTTGTCATATTACCAACTCTAAATCCACCACCTGCACCGCTGTTTTGACTTACTGTAACAGAACCACTTGTAACCATATTAATATCAGTTGATGCAGTAAGAGTAGGAGTACCTGTTGCCTGAGATGTAATGTTATCAACAACAAGTCCAGTAGAATTAAAATATCCTACATCTGTACCACCCACACGAATATCGATTTTATCATCAGTACTTGCATGTAAACTTGTATCGCCATCAATATCTAATACTAACTCAGTACCATTCATATCAATAGAAGATCCCTGAGAAACATATGTACCATTATCTATTGAATAATTTCCAGATCCATCTGTTTTCATAAATCCAGCACTTGCAAAATCTCCATCCACAAGTACATCTGCGTGAGATGTTTCACTCGTTAGATAAGATTGTAAATCGCTGATTTGAGATTCAGTAATTGATAAGGCAGCTTGATGAGCCGTTACGTCACCCTCAGTTACAGTATAACTTGTCAAATAACTCGATAAATCTGGTGGAGTATACGTATATACACCTGTACCATTATTATATGATAAGTTAGCTGTTCCTGCAGATGCAACGGACACACTAAAGTCTGCATAAGTCAGACCTCCGCCGCCACCGCCACCACTTACATCAGTAGCAGCTATAAACATTCCTTGTGCTGAATCCCATTTTAAAATTTTATTATTTGAGATACCAGACATATTAACGTTAGATAATTCGCCGATACTGTCGACACCTTCTCTTGCTTGTACATATGCACTATCAATAAGTGAAATAGTTTTGGCCGAGTCAATGCCAGTTCCAAGATCTGCATTATTAGCGAGTCTTACCCATGCTCCGCCATGTGCAAAATATCCTGCTCCTGTATTATGAACGTGAGCAAACATACCGTGATATGTCGTAGCATTTGGAAGAGCGCCTTCAGAATCCCACATATTGGCATAGTAGATTTTTTTAGACCCGAAATCTACGTCTGAATCGCCTGCCAGTGTATTAATATGTGTCGGAATAACTTGTGCGTTATCTAATGCTTGTGCAATAGAAGTGACAGCCGCTGAATCAAGGTCAGCGTTCTGTAATGTGGTAAAGTTGGCATCGAGTTCGACGTGGGTCAATGCCGTACCTTTAGTATTTCGTAATGTGATTGCCATGTTTTACCTCTAAGTAAGTTCTACGTAATCTGAGTCAACATACCCAATAGTCATATATCTTGGGTTACCAGCGTCAGAATCATAGAACCATCTGTTTCTATCCATTCTTTCGATGTCGTTGCTCATTCTCACGCCATATTGATATACAGCGTCTTTTGCCGAATCATCCATTGTCGGCGAGTTAATGTCTTTTGCTTGATCGATTCTACCGTATGACGCAGCAAATACATCTGCTGGCATATCTTTGTATCGACCAACTGTTGCTTTCAAACTGATACGTTCAATAACAGTATCAGAATCTGCATCGTCAGGTAGAAAGCCAATTGGTTCTACCAATCCATTTGGTATTTGATAAGTAGCCGTACCTTCAACAAATAATGGTGGTGGAGGTTGGGGAATATTATCTGGCATAACCAAAAGTTCAGAGTTTGTAGATGGAAGTTCTAGAACAACTTGACCGCCTAGAAAAAATCCAGCTGGATGTACAAACTTTTTATACAATTCTTTCCACGTATTTAATGGAATAGCTGATTTAATAAGAACGGAGAATATTTGATACAATCCTCCATCTTGTATAAAATGTAATGACTCAGTACCAATTGTTGACTGAGACTGATTTAATTTAAATATTCTATCTTTTGGATAATCTACTTCAATATCAATTCCAAAGAATGCACGAAAGAAACCTTCGGCCGAATACTTTGTACCTTTTACTCTATAAAAATTAGCAAAGTTACGAAGCACTTCACGCGGTTCAGTAAAATATGTAGAGTTAGCACCATCTGCAATTGTACCAAAAATATATTCTAAATTATCTAATGATGTGCTTTCAATATCATAAACACTAAATAAATCTTGTATTGCACTAATCGCTTCATCGGAATCAACATATTCATAATATGATTCCATAAATGTAATAAGATTAGGATATTCGTCTCTAAAGTATTGTGGTAAAACTTCCGCAATACTATAGTTCCTTAAATTTGGATTTATTCGATTAAAATCAGCACGATGTGCCATTTAGTAGCCTCCGCCAGCACCACCGCCTGTACCATAACTAACTGATACGCCTACACCTGTATTACCTGATCCGCCTAAAACAACATCAGTATCTTGTCTATCAATCTGACCGGTTGCAAATGATGGACCTTCATCAATATCTAAAATATAACTACGCAACGGTCTGATTGTTGCTTGGTTTGCAGGAGTACAAGAAATTTTTAAAAAGTTAGAACCTGCCGTAATAGAAGCTGGAAGAAATCCTGTTAAAGTCACTGTACCAGTTAACGCATCATAAGATCCTATATTATCAACTTCAACTATACCAATATTATCTACAATTTGTAATTTAGTTAAATTTAAAGCGTTTTTAACAGAACATACTTTATTATTGAATATAAACGTAGAAGATGATATGATATGATCTGTCGGAGAAGGACCAGCAATTTCTACCGGAAAATATAAATTATATGTTGCACTTTGTGTAAGATCTGGTGTAAAACGTTGTTGCATCTTTACAGTAGCTTTAGAGTTTAGAATCGCTTCACTAATATCATCTATTTGCGTTAAGAGTTCAGAACGCCTAAAGACTCCACCAAACTGTTTAAGTTCAGTATTAATATAATTCTTTAGTGTATCAAATACGTTTGCTTCTGTTGCTTTAATTGTTTGGCCAGTTAAACTTGGATCAAAGTTAAACGTTAGAATAATTTCTAAAAACGTGGTAATTGGATCCTGAAATGCAGTATCGATCGATAAAATAGAAAGATTCGAAGCCACATCTGTTACAATAGCATCTTTGATCGCTTGTTTTTGTGATTCAGTTGTACCATCTTCAAACACAAGAGATAGATAAACTTTGCCGTAATCAGCAGGTACATTATCTTCTCCGCCCCATGCAATAGAATCAGTCACAGTTGGATAGTTTCTTTGTATCACAGCTTTGTAGTCGTCGGCTGTTACAAGTCTTTGTTGTGCAGCAAAAGCGATTGGTGCATTTAATCGAATTGATTCAATAGTTTGTCTTGGACCACCTACACCAGCTTGAGCCACTGTAGAAATTTGTAAATTAAATTGAGTATTATTAACGGTTACAGTACTGGTTGGAGAGAATACTGCCGCACCATTTGCTTCTGCTCCAAGACAACTTAGATATTGTACTTGAATCATTTGCCCAGCTTCAGGAGCTTTACCAAAAGAAATACCATCTCCAAAGTTTAATTCATAGAAACCATTCGGGGCTTCAGATATTTGAAAATAACGTGAATTAGAATTAACAGTAACGGCATTTGTAATTGGTGCATAGTTCACATAGTTAGTACTACTTGGCGTATCATATACCCTTACGTCTGCAGTTGTTGTATCAATACTATTATCTTGTATTACATAAAGTTGTCTTTCACCTTTTTCACCAACAATAAATCTTTTTCTTGTCATGGTACCTTCGTAAATTAAAACATCACGAGTACCATCACTATTTAAAAAATTATATACACCAACTCCGTTATCTGTCGCAGTAAGATCGGATAGTGTTCTAAATGTATAAGTGTTTTCTCCAACAGGAGCAGTAAATGTTGTACCAGCTTCTAATACAACTGCCGAA